CGATGGCGGCATCTCTTAATGATCTTTTTGTTGACTTACCTCTGAGTTTTTGAATACCAAAGGTTGCTAATGCTATTGTAAATGGATCCATAATATTTTTAACTAGTTATTATGGTATTTTAACTTATATATCGCTATTCTTCAATATCAGTCGATTTTATAGAACTCGTCCTTAACTTTACCTGTGTACTTATATTCTCCAATATGGCTTATTTCTTCGTCCGTAAGAGCATATATTTTCTCTTTGATAGATGTCCATAATTTACAGAAGTAAAAGTCCTCACCCATGTAAGTTTTGTCTTTTGGGCTCCAATAAGTGTCAAAAAAGTTATAGTAATTCGGTCTATCGACTAGCTCCCCGTTCATCATGGTTTTTTGTTTGATGACCAATTCTGAGTAATTTTTTATAAGTTTTTCAAATGCGGATCTTTTGATCATCATCATACCTGTAGGTCCTTTAACTACTTCTACAAATCCATCTACAGGTCTTATATTTTTTGTGTCTGGTAACTCAATTGGAAACAAATGTCCCATGGTATTAATATCATCGTCAGGTCTAGATTGTAGATCATTTCTAATTTTGTTATCCGTTTTTTGTTTCATAGGGTAAGGTATTAGACTAACTTCATGTTCTGATTTAAATAATCTATAAACCGACCTTGTTGTAAATTCTATATCTGAATCTATAAATAGCATTTGATCAGCATTTGAATTTAAAAAAGCAGAAGCGCAAAGATTTCTCCCCTGTGTCACAAGTGATGATTTCATTAATTGAAAAGTAATTTTTGTTTTATTTAAAATACATTCTTTTTGTAAGTCTAAACACGCTTTCATAAAATGTATTGATACTTCAGAATGTACAGGTGTACACACCATTAAATGATTCTTATCTATTTCGTTTGACATTTATTGTTCCTTTTAAAAAGTTTTCCCAATTCCTACCTGTTAATTTCCAATTATAAAACCTATTATAATATTCTTGTTGAAATTTAAGACCATTAGATAAGTCTTGGGATAACATTTTTTTTGTTTGTAAAATACATTCCGCAAGTTGAATAGCTAGTTTTGGTTTATTTTGTGTATAGGGTATGTAAATAGGAAACTCACCACAGGTTTCTGGTAAAGCTCCGAGATCCGTGGTTATTAAAATTTGACCCGCAGCTAATGATTCCATAGCTGAGATACAAAATGTTTCTTCCCAGATACTAGGAAAACAATTTACATCATAGTCTTTAAGCTTAGTCATTAAAGTTTTGTGATCACAATAACCCATGTAATTAACATTAGACATATTTTTAGCTTTTTCATATAAAGGTTTGTACTGATCATCGTTTTGTTGTTCAAATGATTTACCATAAATAATTGTGCTAGAATAAACATCTAGTGTAATGTCTGGATCTTTTATGCCATCCATAGCAGCCAAAGCTATTTCTAAACCTCTCCATGGTGTAGAGATATAACACATTTTAATTTTTTTCTTTGGTGTAAAATCTGTTTTTAGTTCAAGTTCATCGTAGTCAACTGCATTTTTAATTACTGTGCATTTGTCTTCAGGTATCTTAAAAAAATATCTGTACTTCTCGTAACTCCAATGTGAATTAAATACATACCAATCATATTTAGAATGGTTATCTTTATTTTGAAACCAAGGCGCTAAGTTTGGTTGGTCGTATGAATTTTTTAACCAAAGTATATTGGGTTTTATGGGATCTAAAGGTTCTTTCTCAGGAATTGAAGTTGTAATCTGCACTGAATCTAATACGCCTTGATCAACGTATTTTCTTAAATATCCTAGTTGTATTTCAGTACCACCTGCTGGTTGCATTATTTTTTGGTTTTACCAAAAACTGAGAGAGATGCAACTGTTATTTTTTGATTTATTTGTAAATCTTCAGCTACAGTGTCTGTATCACTATTTGCTACATCAGCATCAAATTCTTCTTTAGATGCATAGACTGTGCCTGTTCTTTTATTTTTTACTTCTTCAACTGCTTTTGCAGGTACAATTGGTACTTCTTGCCCATTTACGATTATTGTTTTTTGTTTTTCAGTCATTACCGTCCTTGTCTGTTGTATTTTTTATAACATCTTTTCTTACTTTTGTTAAGACTCTTCGTGTGACGTCTTGGACGTTTTCTAGGCTTTGGTCTAGGTTCAAAGTGTACAAATTTTTGTTTAGCCATTTTCCTCAGATCTATTAATCAATGCATAAGATAACACACCATGACATGTGCCAGCATTATCTACCTGCATAGTTAACGAATCACCTTCTTCTAAATTTAAAGGTTCTCCATTTAAAGGATACTCAGTAAGATCTGCAGAAACTGCTTTATGATAAACAATAAAACTTGTACTAGCGCTTGAATCGTTGAAGTATATATGAGCATCTACATTGTTATTATGTTCATTGGCCAAAGTGTAACCTTTAACTATCGCTCTTGAGTCCGCAGCTATAGTTAAAACTGTAGTTAAATTTGTAGTTGATAATTCGTAACCTGCGTTTTTATATTGTAATGCCATTAACTATTAAACCAAGCAAAAGCTTGATCCTCCTCTTTTGTTTCTTTTTGATAGTTAGTGTTTAACTGCTGTTGTAACGTTTCCAACGCTAAGTTAATTTGTCTAAAAGACTCAGGACTAAACTCTTGAGGTGGTTCAGGTAAAAATACTTGTACTTTAGCCATTATCTTCTACCATCAGGTTGTATGTCAAATCTAAATTGACCAAATCTCCAGCTTTCATCTGTTCCATCATTTTCTATTTTAACTGCAGCAAGTCTTGCTCTTGCTCTTGTGTCTACTTTATCTGTAGATGACGTAACTGTAAACGGCCCTAGTGGTGAGCCTACTTGTATGTTTGCAGGATAATCTCTTAACTCTAATGTTACTTTTGCATTACCATTAATGTATTTAAAATCTGGTATAAATCTCCTTACCTTTATAAAATACTCTCCATCCCCTTGGGCATCTAAATCAAAATCCCCTGATTTAATAAACGCAGGAATAGCATTAATTGTACCGTTAGCTAATACTTCATTTGTACCGATCTCATGATTAAATACTCTTGATGCTCCATTAGTCACCCCTTGAATAGTTGGTGTAGTTGGTGCAAGACTAGCAGAAAATTCAGTTGCGATTGGATCACCAAATACATGAGCATCTTCATAGGTCGTTCTAGCTAATGTACTAGTAGTCCAAGTTTGCTCTGCATAATTATAAGTAACAAGTTTATCTACATAAGGTGAATTTGCTGACGGATAGAACCAATAAATTTCAGAAAATAAACTGTTGTGAGATGCGATTGTTAGTTCAGAACCACTATCAAAATTAAATCCTGGTGTGCCGTTGTTAGTTTGAAAAACAAAATCCTCAACTAAAGAACCTAATGATTTTACAGTACCATCAAAAACAAAAAATCCTCCTGAATCCGACATCCAATAAACAGCTCCATTAGCATACACTATAGAATTTTGCCCCATACAGCCACAATTAGATCCAACTTGTCTAATACTAAAAGTAAAAGGTGGACCCACAAACTGCATTAAATAAGCTGAAGTATCAGTTAAAATTAATATATAATCTTTTGCTTTTGCTGCACCTACAATTTTGGTACCGCTATCAATTCTAAATGACCCTGCGGTATTAGTTGATGTTGCCGTATAATCAGTTAAGGATTCTTGATCCGAGAATCTTATGAACATTTTGTCTTGAGTAATAGACGATCCAATTGTTGTTTCTGTGCCTAATATGATTAAATGTCTATCCCTATCTGACACCATACTCATGACTGATCGTGTTGGAGCTCCAGACAATATTGTAGCTCTTGTTGCTACACCACTATTTGGATCCCAAGAAAAAGTTTGACCATTCTTAATAGTTGCAATTAATAGCTCACCATAATTATCTAGTGACCAAGCTCCTGGATCAAGTATTGCTTGCGAAGTTGTTCTTGGTGTACCCCAAGTAGATCCGCCCCATAGAGCCGTTCCCCAACCAAACCCAAGTGCCTGTAATAAAGGACCGACTTTATAGTAAGGTTTACTATCTAATGTACCGTCATTTGTAGCTCCCGTACCAGTTTCAGCTGTAGGCATTGTAATTTCAAATGTAGTTGTAGTCGGTGCTAGTTGAACTTCAAATAATACGTCGTCAAAATCAGTTGCTGTGTAATCTGTTTGTCCTGCAGTAAAAGATCCTGCATTTTCAAAAGTTAAAATATCACCTGGTTCTAGGTCGTGAGCCGTGGGACATGTAACTGTAACCGTGGTTGAACCATTTGTAGTAGTAATGTCACAACCAGATTCTGCAAGTGATGTATCAAAAGGTGTAATATCATAATAATCATCACCATTATAAACATATAAAAGTTTATTTGTACCGAACGCTATATATCTTCTACCATCTAAATCAGCCCAACTGTGAGAAGCTCTCGTAGCTCCTACTAATTTTTTATCCATGATTTCTGACCATCCGCCTATTTTTTCAGGCATACCATATCTAAATCTAACAAAGTCACCATCGACCCATTGGTTTTCAGCTCCTGAGTCTGATGCTTGTTTGTTAAATCCTGGTGCAAATTGTACTTTTGTTAACGGCATACGGGTATTATACACTAACCCTTATAAATACGTAATATTGATGATAATTCTTGTTTTAGTGTCTGTTTGAGAAACTGCCCTATGCTTATAATTACCATTAAAAAATAGACAAGAATTAGCCACAGAGGGAACTTTAATCTTATCTTCAATAAGGGTGTATCCATTATTCGTATTTACATAGTAGATAGCCACCATATGTTTAAAGTTCTCATCCTTATGATTGGCAGTCTGATAGTTTTTATTTTCTCTAGGTGTGAGATTACCTCTTACCCTAAATATTTCTTTTGGTTTAAATTTTTCTAATACAGGAACTATAACAGGGTTCCAAAAGTCACTATTAACTTTGTCACTTTTAAATATGTGTACAAAATAGTATCGTTCTTTATCTTTTTGGTTGCCTCCTGAATCACAATAATACCATTGAAAATTACCTGCTGTCATTGTTTGTAGAATTTTTTTATGAATTTTCTTGGGTAAGAAATTATTGATTACCTTATAATTAAGCATATAAAAAATTAGTATTAAAGGATATAATT